GCTGTTATCGTTAATGTTTTAGTTGCTTTTGTAGATGAAGCTGCTAAATCAACTAAAGAAGCACTAATACCCATATCATTTACCAATTCACTATAATAAGAATTACTTCCAATATATTTACTTGAAACTGCAGAAGAACCACTTTTAACCCATTGAGCAGAAAAAGTTACAGGCACATCCCCACCGTTTGTTATTTTAATTTCTAAAGGGTCAGCAGAAGAGGTTACTTGTCCAGTATCTAAACTAAAATTTATAGTTCCTGTAAAAGGACCTATTTGTAAAGTTTTACCACATTGAGCATTTATTTGAGTTGTAGTTAATGGAGGATATTCAGGACAATCTAAATTTACTTTAGTTACTTTTGTTACAACTCCTGAAGCTATTGTATAGATGTAATAAAATCTATATCTAAACCCTACACCATTACCTGAACTTGCATTACATACTGCAGGGTCTTTTCCTTGCGTATAAGTTGAATATTGTTCAATAGTATTTGAAGCAAATACAGACGATACTCCTGTTTGATGGCTAGGTGCATCTACATTATTATATAAGTTGTCTCCCACCTCCATAGGAATCTGTTTAACTTTATATGTAACTTCAGTTTTATCTTCGTAGCAAGGTGGGTCAACACAGTCATCTTGCGTACCACCCTCCATTTTACGACCATCAGTCCATCCATATTGGCATTTTTCACAAACATAAGCTAAAAGACCTGATTCAGTAGTTGGTAATGTTTCGCCATAAAGAACACTAATTGTATTCATTATAAAATATGCTCCTGTTTCATTTGGTGCATCAGCAGGAGGTAATACATTATCTGCTACTATATAATATGGACTTCTTACGTTTATTTTTTTCATATCTTATTTATCTTGCACTTTAAACATTTCTTTTTTATAAGTAAACTCCATAAATTCATCAACCTCTAATTGAAAATCATTAATCAATGTCTCTGGTAATTTTTTAAATGCCCTTTCAAAAGGTTTAGTAAAAAACATACTTGCTCTTAAACCCTTTTCCATTATACTTCTTGCAAATAAAAAGCCTATTGTCTTGTAATTCCCTTTGGCAAATCTTCCTTTTTTGTCTCTTAATCTAATATTTTTTGACTTTGCCCAACTTCCTATTGTTTGAGTAGGTGGCATTTTGTCTCTATAACTAAATGGTGATTTTTTACTTTCAGGATATGTTCTTTTACTTCCCTTTACTCCTTCATCTTGAAACCTTCCATAATCTTCCATTAAAAATTTAAGTGAGAACCAATTTCTTCCTGTTGATTCTTTATACGTTAAGCTTTTAGATAAATTTCCTGAATTATTTTTTTTCGTTAAATTTTCTCTAGCCTCTGCAATAACTTTTTTTGCAAAAACTTCTAATGCTTTTTTTAAATGTTTAGCTTTTTTCATTAATCACAAATTGTCATTTCGTTTTGCATTTCTACATCAAAAGTAGCAGTCCATCCTGCTAACTTATTTTCAAATCTATCCATAAAGGGTTCGCAAGTAACATCATCTACGACTTGATATAAACTAGAAAATAAATCTCCCCTTTGTAGTTTATTAATAATCCTAACTGCTGTTGCTAGTTGTGTATTTAAAACATCTTGCTCATCATCATTACCTCTAAATTTATCTGTCGTTTCTGAATTACTTATATCAACAATACCCATAAATAAAATACTTATATTAAAAGTTAATGTGCTTGTTCCTACGCTACAATTATTAACCATAATATGAGACAAAGGAAATATATTTTGTTTATCTAAATCAATATCATCTATATTACCAAAGGTTACAGTATTTACAAAAGGTTCTGCAATTAAGCTGTCTTTTAGTTGTTGAGTTATTTCGTAAAAACCTTTCATTTCCCTTTAATTAATTTTTTTTCTAATTCTATTTTTTCTTTTTCAAAAGTTAAGTATGTCAAACATTTATGTATTCCTAAAGCCGTAACCGTATCGAATTTGGCAACATCTCCTTTAGAGAGTGCGTAAATTGATTGATAGAAACCCCATTTTCTTCCAAAATTTGCCGTTGAGGAATAGTCATTTCCTGCATCAACTCCTTCTGTAAATAATTCAGGGTAATTTGAAATAACTCCATCCCTAAATTGTAAAAAAAAACCAAGCTTCCAAAAACAACATCTAAAGGTGCTTTCTTCATTATATCAGCATATTTATCACCTTCATAATCTTCTATCTTATACCTATCCCCTGATTCCTCTATAATAGGTCTATATAAAACTGCTAGAGCTTTATGCATTTGTTCCCAATCAGATATTGTAGAATCTAAATCTATATATTCCCCAAAACTCATTTCATCTAAAACAGGAATAAATCCAAATTTTTTATTATCTAAAATAAATGTTTTAACTAAAGGTATATCTTCAGAAAATAATTTATCTAAATCTTCTGCAATATCTTTTACATACGAATACTTTATTTTAGCTACATTTTTTAATTCTAGATTACAAAATATTTCTACTAGCTTATGTAATAAAAAAGCACTATTTTGATTTTCTTTAGTATTAAGCCTTTCATACTTTTGGTATTGTTCTAAGTTTATTTCTTGTAAACTTGTCGGAACTAAAATATCTACTTTCATATATATATACAATAATTAAATTAAAGATTTGTATAAAACAAAAGAGGTAACAAGTCCTGATTGCTACCCCTTTTTGAATAAACCAAATTAACTAATGAAAAATTATTAAGTCATATCTAATTTACAAATTTATTTTGTATTATAAAAATTTCTATAAGCCCAAGTGTATATATCGTGTACTTTTTTTAATAATTCAGGACTATTTTGTACATACTCTATATTACCTCTTTTAAAATAACCATAGTTCATTGCTTTGAGTGTTAACTTAACTCTTGCTTTATATCCTTTTCTAACTGGCGTTTGTATAACATATACTTCATTATCAAAACACCAATCAATCATATCGGTTATAGTCTTATTTTCTAAAAAACCCATAGAAAACTAAATAAATGTAATGATAAAGCACATAGTGAAATAAATGTTACTAATAATACCATTCCATCTATAATTGCTTCTTTTAAACTTTGTCTATTTTCTTTACTTGCGATTTGTTTTATTAATTTGTATTTCATAATTAAAAATTTAGTTAAACATAAAAAATTAGTTAAACATAATAACAAATATACATATAATTTGTTAATAACAACTAATTTATTTTAATAAATATGATATTCCCCTCTATTTGGGTTTTCTAAAATTGAACTTAAAATATATCTTGCAGCATCTATGGCGTGGTCTCCACTTGTAGGATTTGGCTTTTGTAAAGTGTTGCCTTGTTTATCTTGCATCCATATATAGCCTCCTAGTTCTTTTATTAGGTTCTTGCTTCTTCTTGTTACATATATCTTGTTTTGGTTAATTAGATTAATTCCATAAACTATACTATCCCTGCCTTTAGTAACTGGTAAAACCTTATGTCCGTATGTGTTAAGTTCTGCTATTGATTTAGGTTCTGCACTATCAGCATAAATATAATCATCAATATCATTGTTCTTTAAAAAATTACTAATGTCTCTGTTTAGCATTTGTTTTCTGTAAAGTATTTCATCAAAAACGTAAGCATCATCCCATTTATATAAAGCTATTAAAGATGAACTGTCTATACTATATCCAAAATCCATTCCATAACCAAGCAACCTTGCCTGTGTTGGTACTTGTTCTATCTCTTGCCAATCAGGAATACAAGCACCCTCTAAACTACCTAATTGTCCAAGACCATATACTTTCCACCAATTAGCCCAATAAGTAGATATCTTTGATTTCTCTTTTGCTTTTTCTATTTCATCAACTATTGTTTTAGGAAGTATTTCGTTGTCTTTATAAGTTAAAGTAATAAAGTCTGTGTCTTTTGAACCTATTAATTCTTTATCTACCCAAAAAGTTACACTTGGGTTGTAATCTAACCATATATCACCTGACGTTCTAATTGCTAATTGATTATAAGATTCAAAATTAATATTATTACACTCGTTAATAAATAAATCAGTTCTTCTTGCTCCTCTTAATCTATCAGGTTGGTCTGTAGAAAAAAATTCTATATAACTACCATTTGAAAATTCATACTTTAATGTAGAACGATTATATTTTTCTTCATTAAATCTTTGCATACCTTTTAATATATTTAAAAAGTCTTTTAAAGCACCTCTTCTTAAATGTGGAATAGATTCTGCAACAACACTAATTTCTTTTCCTTTGTTTCTTATAGCGTAGTCTATTAAAAGAACTAATATACATATTGTCTTACCTGCAGAAGTTCCACCCCTAATAATTTTAATACGATTTTTTAAATTTTGTAATTTAGTTAAAGCAATAGTTTTTTTAACTAACATCAATCTATAAATAAAGGAACATCTTCACTACTTAATGAAATGTCTTTTGTTTCTTTTGGTTTACCTGCGTAATAATTATAAAATAACTGCACATATTTAAAGTCTCCATCTCTTACTCCTTTTTCTAATGCTTTAAGTGCAAACGGTTCTAAAGGTGTTAACTTTTCTATTAAGTTAATTTCTTCACTTTTTGATTTTCTACCTGAACCTTCTCTTTTACCTCCTCTTGCCATTCTTTGAAAAAAATTGATTAATCAAACGTTTTATTAATATACAATAACTTTATTATGCTTTTGTTAAGCTAGATTTCTATTTTTTCTTTTTTACAAGCCCTTAATTTTTGCTCTGCTAATCTTAATTTAATAAGTGTTTCAGCAAATCTTTGTCTATAATATGTTTGTGGGTAATTATGTCTTTGGCTTTTGTGTAATTCTCTTTTGAGTATATTATTTATTTTGTTGTAGTATTCTATGTAT